TATTGTTTGTTAGAGTATTATTGGAAGAAGAATATAAATAAATGGATCTACGATTTGTCACATTTGATATAGTGTTCGAAATATTACCAAAATTTGCACCATTAAAGTAAACTCCATAACGATTATTATTTTCTGTTGTTTGGTTACCATCATAAACATTACAATTTAATACCTTTGTATAATTTTGGTCTGTAACAATTCCATATTCGTTATCAGTTCCATCAGTAGAAAATGTTATGTTATAATTATCACAATCAAGTGTAACATTTTTAGCAGTTATAGTAAAACAAGTACCAGAAGATGAAACAGACTGATTTAAAGTATAAGTTTCATTTTCTGCGTCAAGAGTACCACAACCACCTATTTCCACATCATCTATTGCCTTATAATTTAATAATGGGTTACCAAGGTCAATAACTTCGTAATCTTTCCAAGAATAATCTTTTTCATAAACATTATTTCTTGTTAATTCTCCATTTTTTTCATTAAAATGTTCAATGACTTTCACATTTTCTGAATAATTATCAAGAATTTCAATATTTAAATTAGTGAATGTTAGTTTGCTATCTTTGTTAACTGAATAAGGAACAATATCTTTTTTATTCAGAATACCATTTTTAATAGTATAATTAATCCTTATTCTATCATCAACATACCTATCATCATACCATGTAATTCTTAGAGTTTTATTGGTATAACCTTTAATATTCATATTATATACAATCACTTCATAAAAATCTAATCCATCATTTCTCCAATAATGATTAGCCTTCTTCATCATATGAAAATCAATATTATCAGTTTCAACGACCTGGTAATTATCATAAAATTTTTCATGTTCTATTGTTTTAACTATTGTTCTCTCTGGATTATCCTTATTAAATAATTCCTTGTCTCCCACATCTTTATTAATTAATTCAGAAGCTATAGCAAAGTTAATGAAGAAAATAAAGTTTATAACTAAAAAGAATAGTATGAACCATCTCTGTTTATTAATAAGACTTCTATAAACTTTCATTACAATTAAAACAACTTTAGAACCTATAGGATTAACTGTCATCACAAAAATAAATAGTCCTATAAGCATTAAAACCTTTAATTATGTTGAATGGAGAAGAAATCTTATGAAGAAAAACCTGCAGCAGTATGGAACTTTGACGATGAAAGGTTAAAAGATTTAAATTATAGGCTTATTGAATGTGAAGATTATCTTGAAGATTGGAACCTTTACGGGGCAATAACTAAACTTTACAGTATAAGAAGAATCCTGTGGGGAGCCCTTGATGATAAAGACAGTCTTCAGGAACTTTTTGATGAACTTGAAAAAATAAAAAGGGAGTTTGATGCTAACACTTCAAAAGTAAACCAAATTAAATTATACAACAAATGTGATGAAGTTTTTCTACACTTAACAGATGTTCGCTCGGACATAGGTATTGAGTTTAGGAAATCTACACAAGACTTTGACGGACTATGAGAGTAACAGATCTTGATTACGCTCTGGAGAATAAACTTGTTCAGAAATTGGACATAATGATTAAAAGATGTACAACTAAACATCCAAAAAGAGATGCACTATTAATCAACGAGGGTTCTGAGGGAGAAGGTAAAACTAATTCTTCAATATGTGAGGCTTATTATGCAAAGTATAAGACTGATAGAGAAGTTTACTTATTCTTTAAACTTCGAGAACTTATAGAAATGGCTAAGAATACTTATGACAAGATTTTTATATGGGATGAGCCTTCGCTTGATAGCCTAGCAATCGACCATTATAAAGAAACAAATATTCAATTAATGCGACTTCTAATGACTGCTAGAAAGAGAAGACATTTCTTCATAATTAACATGACTAAGTTCTGGAAGTTTAACGAGTATATAGTTGTTGATAGGAATCTTGGATTAATCCACATGTATAGTAGGAAAGAAATACAACCGGGAAGATTCATTTATGTTAGAAAGAAAAATTTGGAAGGTCTTTATTTAGGCTATAAGTTTTCTAAGAGAAGACAGTACAAAAAGTATATGTCATTTGGTGGAGCTTTTCCTGACATAATGGAGAAACATTTTGACAAGATGGGTTTTAATGTTGTAGGATTTGATGGCAAAGTTTACAAGAATGCTACTTATGACATTTATGAAAAGGAAAAAGATAAAGCCATCCTGTCTATTGGAACTAACGAGAAAAAGGATAATCTTGATTATTTAAAACTAAAGTATAAATATGCCACATTACCCGGAGTAATGCAAAAAGATAAAGCAGAATACATGGATGTTGACAGAGTAACTCTGCAGAGATGGTCTAAGTTGAATAAGAAATATCCCGAATTTGACAAAAGAAAAGACGATGCATGAAACAGGCAACGTATAATTAGTTATAATGGTATCATCATGATGGCTGGATGGGCATCATCAAAAATAGGTGGATAAATAGACCTCCCATAGTCTAATATATATAATGAAATAATAAAAAGAAAAAAATGTTTTTGAGCCTATAGTTTACTTAGACTTTTTCTCAATCAATTGGTTCAAACTGTGCAATTGCGCTCCGATCTGATTGAGTTGTTTCTCCAGTGCCTTGGTCGATGTCTCCATCCGTTTCTCTATCTGTACTAATGATTGGATTAGACTCAGGTTGAAGTTCCCTTCGTCCCTCATACTCTCCTTGGCTCTGTACCCCTGCAGCTCTGATAGGAGGGACTGTACTTGTTCCTCCGACATTTGGCTGTCCTGGGTAGTGGATTTGCTCTTCGCCATAAATTTTTACCTCCCTTTTCGTTTTTCTTCCAATAAAAACTCCAATCACTGTACAAACAATGATTAAGGACGCAAGACCTAGACCTACACCTAAATGATATTGTGTTAATTCCATGTTCTTATATTATGGAGTAAAACAGAAGCATTGACATCCAGTTTTGTTCATGCAAATTCTGCAAGGATCACTCATCAAAAGTTTAACCATTTCAATCTCTGTATATAGGTATATAATGATTCCAACACACATAACTAGTGTTAAAATTCTTATTATGTTCATAAATATGATGAACCCGTCTGATGCCATTACTTGTTTTAGTTCCATTCTCTTTTGTCCTCCTTTCAGTTTTTAACGAATACTCTTGGAGCAATCTTTTTAATTTCCTGCAAGACTTCATCCCTCATAGCCCTTGACTCCCCTACCGACCTTGCACCAGAAATCATAAAAGCTCCTGTTTGCCAGACAGTCATTGCAATCGCTGACTTCTTCCTTCGCCTTGTGAGTTTACCTGGTCTTTCTTTTCTCACCAGAAGCATTGGCGAACTTTCGTTCACTATGTCCCAGTCAAGAGTACCCTCTTGAAGAATCTTTGTTACTTCTTCAAAGTTGAGTAACCCCTCAAACTCAAACTTTCCCACCGAAACGATGTTTATTATTTTCACTTTCTTTTTTTTGTTTGTATTTGTTTAGTTAATAAATTTAGGTCTTAAAAAATTAAAAGACCTTTGAAAAAACATTTTTATTTTTTATCTTTAATGCGTTTTGTTGATTTATGGGTTCTTCTTCAATTACTTTAGTATTTTCCCCATCATTGTTTTCAAAATCATCGTCTTCAAACTCTTGAAGATAGTAATCAGGTCCACACTCCTTACAATAGAAGCTATCTCTTGAAGAATACCTGTCGCTATCCATTACAACTCTTCTGTGACATTTTTCGCATTCAAGGTTAATCTCGTCTACCATTTTTACTTGTTATCAATATTGAACAATTTTAGAAGATTATTAGCACCATCTCCTAGAACAACTTTTGAATTATTCTCTAACGAGTTCTGTATTACTTCTAATTCCTTTAGTTGTTTAGCTCCTCCCTTAAATGATTCGTCAACAAGTCTAAAAGCCTTAGCCGAACCTTCTGCTCTAAGGATTGATGCTTGTTTCTCTCCTTCCGCTTCCTTTATTGATGCTCTCTTTTTACCATCTGCTTGAATTTCTGTAGCGGAAGCAAAATCTGTAGCCGCAATCTTTTTCCTTTCTGCAATAACGACATCATTCATTGCTACCTGAACCTCCTCTGGTGCTTCAATCTTTTGGATTTCTACCCTCAAAACCTCTACACCATAAGAATCTGTCTCTTTATCAAGAACTTTCTCAACCTTTAGATTAATCTCGTCACGTTCCTCATTTGCTTCTGCAAATGACATCTTACCAATAACAGCCCTAAGAGTTGTCCTAGCAAGAGATGTTAACTGAGACTCGTGATCATCAACATTATATTGAGATTTTTGTGCGTCCTTAATTTTATAGTAAACAACAGCGTCTACTACAGCGTTAAGGTTATCTCTTGTAATCACTGTTTGGGGTTCAACATCAACCATTTGTTCTGTAATATTTACATACAACCCGGACTGAATTAAAGGTATGATCCAGTTGAATCCTTGCTTAGCAGTTTTCTTGTATTTACCCAATGTCTCAATAAGCATTACATGTGTTGGACGAACAATTCTGATACCAAGTGCTACAAGAAGTATTAAAATTCCTAGTACTAAATAAATATATAAATTCATCTTAATCTTCTAACTTGAGACCAGCTATTACAAAGGAACCAAACCCAACATTAACTATTACAAGTGCTATCAATGCTAACATTTCTATAGTTATTGTTGGAAAGTCAATCTTTGAGATAGCCCAAAACAAACCAGCTATAAGAAACACTGCTGCCTCTAAGATAAAGAATCCCATTCCAGTATAAACTAATTCTTTATTCATTTTCTCTCTTTCTTTTTTGTCCTCCTTTCAATTGTTAGAATATTTAGTATGTTGCAGAGTATACCTATAATCGTAACAAATATCAATATTAAAAATGCTAATCCTCTGTCAATAAAACCAAATAGAAAGATAGAAAAGAGTGCTATAAAAAAAAATGTGTATAGCCTTAAAATAGTCATAAGCTCATTATCCATGTATATACTCCTTAGGTTTTTTCTTGAAAATTAATCTTATTAATATATAAGTATAAATAAGAGCACTTTCAAACAATAAAAAAAGAGTTGAAGAATATAGTAAACCAAGTCCTCTAGAGCTAATTAATGCTAGAAATGCAATTGTAGCTGATAATAAAAGAATTATATCAAAATATAAATCAGCCTTTTCAAAATCATTCATGTTCTTCCTCCATCAAAATGTATTCGTCTTTAAACTCTTTTTGAATAAGCTCATGCTCTATTTGTTTTTCTTTTTGAATAAGCTCATGCTCTATTTGTTTTAATCTAAAAAGTGCTAGACTAACTTCTTTAAGTGTACAATCTTTGTCATACAGTTGGTCGAACACCATCTGCTTATTCCTGTTAATTTTTATTTTTATCTCTATCATTTTCTTCTCCAGTTCCTGCACAAAAGACTTATTAAGTGCAACATTCTAACTTTTACCATCCTTTTTTCCTTTGTTTTTTGCATAATTGATGTTAATCCCCCATAAGTATGAAAAATATTAACAAACCGCAAATTATATTAACTAAAATACTATTGAATAGAACCAAACAATAAATTTGAAATAAATTATCTTTCATCATTAATCTCCTCCGGAATATCATATTTTTTTATAATATAATCTCTATAAGCAATTTTCCATATAGGTATTAACAATATTGCTAATGCGAAAAGCCCTGAAAATAGATTGGAAAAAATATCTGCAATAGAATAGAGACCATGATATAATGCAACAAAATTAACCAAAAGAAATAAAGACGAAATCAGAAATATATTATCCATGTTACTAATCTTAACACCAGCATTATATATCAGAAAAACAATTATTGAAAAAAAGACAAAAAGTTCTATAAAGGAATATTGTATTAATGAAGTGTCTCTAACATAACCTAATCCAACTAGGATTAATGTGGTAAATACAAAAAAATAAAGAAGTCTTGTCAGATTATGAACTAATGGAACGTTAAGATTTCTATCTAAGAATTTGAATAGTTTTATCTCATCCATCAGAACGCCTCCTGTGCCGCATCTGTGGCTTGTTTAGGGTTAGCGTGAAGATAAATTCCAGTAGTATCGAGCCTTGAATGACCCATTAGCATTTGTATCTCATGCAACGGTCTGCCTGCTCCTGCAAGAGTTGTACCAAAACCATGTCTTAACTTATGAAAAGATTTTCTCTTACCTAACACTGAAAAAGTGAGAGTTTCGATAAAATGCTGTAAGGAACGCCTTTTTATACTAAGTGGTAGGTTATTCTTCAAATCTTCTCGAGTAATACCTGCGCTTCTAAATATCTTGATTGGTAAAAGTGTCATCCTATCCTTTTGTCCCTTACCTGTAATCCTTATCATATTGTTCTCAATCTGCCTAAAACTAAGAGGCTCATACTTATTTGGTAAACCGATTATCTCCGATATTCTTAGTCCTGCGCCAAAAGCGAGACACATAGCCATTATATATTGATTAATTTTAGTTCCCCTGTCTCTAAGCTTCTTAGACCTCTTCATGCGATAACTCTCTCTAAGCTTCTTAGCC